CCCGGATAACGAGAAGTTGGAAGCGGAAGTTGCGCGTCTTTCGGCTCTCGCTACTGAGATGACGGGGAGGTAACAACAGATGGCAGCCAACACCGGAAACGTTATTAAGGTGCCGTCGAACAGTTCGGTTGCTGAGGTCAAGCCTGGCGAGATCATCGCTAGCTATGCCCGTTTCACCCAGAAGGGCGTCACGCTCAAGTCTGGGCAGGGGACCTTGGTTGCAGGAACCGTTCTCGGTAAGGAAACCGCAACGAAGAAGTACCTAGCCTACAACGACAGCGACTCCCCCTCGGGGATCGGCGTGGCGCGCGGCATTCTGCGTCAGACGGTGGACACCACTGGTGGAGACGTCGCTGGCAACATCGTTGTGTCGGGGATCTTGAAGAACGATCAGATCACTGGCGAGGACGCTAACGCTATCACCGATCTGAACGCTCGGGTGGATTCCGAGAACAACCTCTTTATTTTCTAAACCGATGGCTTACACCTTGGAAGCTTGCGCGCACGAGAAGTCGAAATCGGGGATTACCCGGTGTGCTGATTGCCGTGCAAAGCAAGCAAAGAGGTGTCGGGAATCTGGTTGTGACGATGAGAGAACATCGTTCTCGACTCGGTGTACGACGCATATCAAGACTAGGCGGCTTCAATGGCGATTCGGTATAACTGCAAAGCGGTTTGCCGAGATGCTTGTGGAGCAAGAAGGTAGATGCGCGGTGTGTTCTATCGAGTTTGAGTTCGATACAGGAAATAACGGGCGTGTACTAAAGCAGTACCCCAGAGTGGATCATGACCACTCCTGTTGTCCTGGCGGAAGCGTCAAGACATGTGGAGAGTGCGTACGTGGGCTGCTTTGTTACAACTGCAACGTCGCGCTGGGATTGCTGGGAGATGACGTAGATACGTTGCTCTCGGCGATTACGTACTTGTGGAGCCATACAGATCAAGATGAACCCGCAGCGCCCGCTTTCGCGGCGTCTGGGCCTGAGGGACTAATAAGGAAGGTGACATAACATGGCAGAGATTAGCCTGTTTGAGCCGGAAGTCCTCAGGGGTGTCGTGGAGAAATTCACTGCTCCAGAGAACCTCACGCTGCTCTCGTCGCTCCCAACCACGCCGTACCCGTACCCTTCGGCTGTTTGGGACGTTATCCGTGGAGGTCGTCAGGTTGCTAAGCCCAACGTGCCGAACTCCGAAGCACACGTTGTCGCGCCGTTGGGCCGTGCGCAGCAATCGGCAGCCTTCATCTACCTTCGGGAGAAGAAGGTCTTCAGTCCGACTACGCTGCACTGGGTCCGTTCACCAGGCGAGATCGCTCGTGCGAACGCGGAAGCGGCTGTACTTCGTGAAGTGAATGACTTGAACATTCGGTTCGACAACTTCTTGGAGTACATCTGCTGGAGAGCACTGACTGGAACGCTGACGCTCGACTACCCTGATGTTCAGGCGTCGATCGACTACGGTATCGCGAACTCCCACAAGCCTTCGGCTGGTACCGCGTGGGCGTCTGCGACGGTCGCACAGATCATGGATGACATCCGCGCTTGGAAGCGCCTGATCGCTCGTGACGGACGAGTTCCGGCAACGGACGCGTACGCCAACGAGAAGACGATCGGTCGTATTCTGAATGCCTTCGCCACGATTGGTTCCGGGGCGTTGGGTCCGGAGTTCCTCTCGGATCGGATGAAGGAAGAGTTCTACAAGTCTGGCACCATGCCTGGCTTCATGGGACTCAACTGGCACACCGTCGAGGCTGTGTACGACACGGACAATGATGTTCAGACGCTCTTCGTGCCTGATGACACGATCCACGTTGTGAACCTCACTGCGGGTCGTCCGATGGAGATCATGGAAGGCCCCACGGCTGACGATGAAGCTCCGCAAGGCCACACCGGGAAGTTCTCGAAGACCTGGAAGGAGAAGGACCCGTCCGCTCGTCAGTACCTCTTGGAGTGGAACGTCCTTCCCGTTATCACGCGGGTCGAGCAGTTCGTGTACGTTGCGGACGTCAGCCCGTAACACCGGGATCTAAAGGAGTAAAGGACCCCTACTTCGGTGGGGGTCCTTCTCTTTCTGAACCGTATACTTCAGCGATGGTTCGGAAGAAGGCGACGGTTCAGAAGGACACGCCAGCACGGCGGCGGCGTGATGTCGCTAGGAAGTTCGAGGAAGCGTTGAAGGAGAAAGATGTGACACACGTAGAGGCGGGGGCCGACGAACTCATGGCCCCACATAAGGCTGAGTTCATTCCGGAGGGTCGTTCTGATGTGGCAGATAGGCCCCCGCCTCTACCCCTTGTGGAGTCTGAGGGGAGGATGACGACGGACGAAGTAGCTACGTCCGATGGGGATGCACCCCCGTCTGTGGGTGGGGACTCCAGTAGCTATGGAGGGGTACCCTCAGATTCCACTTCAAAGCGAGGAGCACTCGCACAACCTGAGGATCCTGATGCTGAGGAGGATCCTGAGATCGTCCGGCTCGAAGCCGCAGGTATAAACGCCCTGGTAGAAGCCGATAAGGGCATCCCAGAGCCGCAGTACCCCGAACCTCTGCCCGATCAGCAACAGGGGGAACCCATCACGATCCACATGGTTGAGGACGGGTTCAGTTTTGCTGGGCGGATCTGGTACCGCGGAGAGGAAATCATCTGCCGGGTAGGGGATGAGACGTACCAGAAGACCGTCAACCGTGATGGGGATTCTTGGTTCGATACAACGGAGGCTGAGCAGATCGATCGCTATGAGAAGGTCATGTTCCGTAAAGGTCCGTGGCCGTTTGAGCGTCCCGTAGCAGAACCGTCTCGGAATGAGAAGCGCCAGCAACGCCAAGCACAGGCTCCTTTGCCGATGACATAAGGGTAGGCAAGGCAAAGGAGTTTCTCGGTGGCGCTGACGGTCCCAGATACCGACGATCTACTCATCATCATGCGTCGTACTGCGTATGACGATACGCGTGAGGAAGAGTTCGCTGAGTTGTGTCTTCAGCAAGCCACCGATCTCATGTATGTCGCGACGGGTCTGAATGAGGATCCCGTTGAGGAGACGGACTTCCGGATCATGACAAGCGGTCTGCTAGAGATGGGCTACGCCCTCCTCAGCGGGTCTGATGATCGAGAGTCGCGTTACTCGCCCTTCTCATCGGAGCGGATCGGGTCATACTCCTACTCGAAGGCTGCCCAATCCATCTGGGCTGCGGAAGCTACGGGAGTACCTCTGTTCGACATCGCAGTGAAGCATCTGCGCGCGAATAGTGTGGACTCTCCAACCGTGGCACTTCGCTCCGAGGCTGTCTACCCGCTGACGTATGCGGAGTGGGACACGCGTAACGATGGTGCGTTTGACCCCGATTCCATCCTGTTCCCGCCGGGGGGATAACAGATGTCTTACAAGTCGCTACTCGTGCATCGGTGCGATGTGTTGCGGCTCGATCCGACCAATGAGGATGGGGCTGCCCGCTACAGCTACGTCAAAGTTGCCTCAGACGTTCGCTGTCGTCTGGACCTGTCCTTCCTGCGTCCGGGCCGCGACCAGGGATGGACTCCGGAGGCAGGACGGGCTACGGATCGCTCAGGGGTCGCGTTCTTCCTCACAGGGACCAACATCCTGCCTGGTGACCGGATCAAGATGCGGAAAGGTCCCACAGGACTGTTCCTGCTCGAAGGGACGCTTGACGAGGTGCAGGACGGTACGAAGTTCCATCACTTAGAGGTGGGCGTCACGGAGGTAGCAAAGGCGTTAGGGAAGTCCTGATGGCGAACGCGGTGAAGTCGCACTGGATCAACCTAGATGAGTTGATCGATGAGGTTGACCGGATCGGTAGTGAACCTGATGCTCGCGTGGTGGGAAGTCTCTCAAAGGTCTTGATCGAGGCGTTCGAGGACACCCAACTCAAGGTTCACAGCCCCGGCCACCCTGGCGGTCATGTATACGACCCCACAGGGTCCCTGCTGGCCTCAGGGAAGACGTCAACGGATCTCACCGGGGGTTGGGAGTGGACCGGGGAGATCTCCTATGGTGGCATCTCTCCGCTCCCGCACTGGCATGACTGGGGCAAGCACGGCGCGACAGGCAAGCCTCCGCACTTCGATGTCGAGTATGCCATCTACGAGATGAACCGGGGCGGTGACCATGACTTCTTCCGGGATCTCCCGTTGTTCGACGATAAGTTCCAGGAGGCTGTGATGACGCACTTCCGCTCCCCGAGGAGATGACATGACGACAGACCTAACGATCGCGGCGCGTCGAGAACTCAAAGGAGTCAATGCGGTGACTTCCCTGCTTGGGTCATCTGCTGAGTGGGACACCTGGATCTGGCGCTGGCGACCGTACGTGAGTATCGAGGGGACCGGATCCGCCGGTATCGTGCTGTCGATCCGTGGCGGTTGGACTTCTCCGAACCAGCACAACACGGCTCAGTTCCCCCGTCTCCAGGTCGAGGTATACGCCGATGTAGACCGGGACCCGTCCTTGAATCCTTTGAGCCGAACGGCAGAAGAGAAGGCCCTTGCGATCTGTCAGGTTGTCGATGCTGTATTCCATATCCCTCAAGGCGGTGTACTCATGTGGGGGAATGGAGACGCGAATGATCTACGGATAGTGGGGTCGCTACGTCTAACGGAGCCAGATGTGGTTGAAGTTCCTGAGGGAGACGGTATGGTGCGTGCAACTGTGAGCTACGGGGTGAACCTGGGATGAGTGAGCAATCGGTGCTCTGTCCGGACTGTCATGGTCTGACGAAGCGCCATTGCCCGCGCTGTCCTATCTACGTATGTCTCACGTGCCGGTTACAAGGTAGGCTGCTCCCCGTCACAGAGGAGTGGAACTGGGTAAAGATTCTCGAACGGGTGTGAAGCCTGAGGGGGCGTCAAGTGAAGATCTTGGTCAAGGTAGCTCTGGATTCCACATCGGGGTACGGGAACGACGGGATAGGGCTAGTACGCGCGCTTAAGGCGCTTGGGGCGAAGGTATACATCCATCCTGTCGGTGTGACTCCTCCGATCCCGAAGGATGTAGCAGAGCTACTCACGATCCCGTACGAGCCTCCGTTCGACGCGATGATCGTGCATCTCGATCCGCTCAGTCTGAAGCTCGACACAGGTGTGCATCGGGTTGTAGCGCGGACGATCGCCTGGTCAATGTGGGAATGGGAGTCTCTCAACGTTCCCGGTAAGACTCGCTTGCGTAAGGCGATGAAGGACTACGACGTGTTCGTGGCCTATGACGAAGTAACTGCAAAGGCAGTTGAGCCACATCTTCCGAAACGCATCCTCCGGCACACACTCCAGGGTGGCTATTGGTCTGAGGACTGGAAGTACATGGATCGAGATTGGTTCAGCACTGAAGAACCGTTCCGCTACATCATGGTCGGACAGCTTCACCAGCGCAAGGATCCCTTCGCCGCGATCTGGGCGTTCAACCAACTCAAGGCGGAGCACGGAGATGAGTTCAACGCCGAGTTACACCTGAAGACGAACATCATGGGCCTGCATCCTGCGATCGCTGATGCGTATGAGGACGTATACGTTCACTACGGATACTGGCCGAAGGCGGAGCTACTTGAGTTCTACCGCAAAGCACATGTGCTCTTGGCCCCCTCCCGCGGGGAAGGGAAGAACCTCCCGGCGCTCGAAGCAGCCTCTTCAGGGATGGCGGTCATCGCTACGAACTGGGGTGGGCATACCGTGTGGCTCAACGACGCCTATGCCTACCCCCTGAACTACTCCCTCACGGACTCTCTCGGCGGGGTTCAAGCGGTGGCGGATCGAGAGCACCTCAAGGAACTCATGTGGCACGTATACACCCATCGCGAGGAGGCTAAACGGAAGGGAGAATTGGCTTCCCGCACGCTGCCTCCGATGTGTGACTGGACGGTGATCGCTCGCAAGATGGTGGAGATCATCGCTACCACACCGTCTCATCGTATGGGGGACACTCTGGGATGAGCGATATGACCGATACCTCTGAAGTGGACACGATCGAGATCCGATGTGCGGAGAGTCCTTGGAAGATGTTCGGCAAGCTACTCCGGGAGTCCAAGGATGTCCCGGTCGTTCCAGGCAATCTGCTTGAGTTCGCGTGTCGTGATTGCACGAAGCGGGAACGTGAGGAGAACCCCTTGGTCGTACGGGTCCTGCATCGATTCAACGTCGCAGGAGAGTTGATCGAGAGCGAGGTGGTCTTGTCTGAGACTGCCGATAACGAAGATAGCGGCTAAAGGGCAGCCCCGAAGCAGCTACATAGGAGGATTACATGGCAACGAAAATCGTTGAAGGCTTTAGTATCTCGCACGCGGCAATCCTCAACGGGACCACCGGGATCGAGCAGTCGTGGGGCGACATCTACGGCATCCGTGAAGGCAGCCTTGAGGTTGACTCCGACTCGTATGACAACACTGGCGACGACGCGGTGCTGTCTTCGTGGTTCTGGTTCAACCACGCCACGGTAACGATCTCGGGTGGGTACGTGCCGTTCGACCTGATCCAGGGACTCACCGGAGCGGTGATGACGTCCTCGGGTACGGCTCCGAATGACTACTACAACCTCCCGTTGTGGAACCAGGCGAGCCTAAACCAGTC